CCCAAAATATATTTTAGAATTGTCAGCTTTGATTTTTAAATCAGTTCCGTCAAAAGTAAAAGCGGCAGAATAATCAAAATCATCTGTGGTGGCATTGGTATAGGGAATCTGATTGTCAGCGCCAAAGGATATACCACCGGCCGGGACGGATTGCCAAGAACAAGTCCCGTCGCCGTCCTCCCTTAGAAACTTAGTGCCGCCACTTTCTCCGGTAGATAATACCGCAGTTCCTTCAACGCTACCGCCCGATTCAAAATAATCAAACGTTCCGGTAAAAGGATTAAATTTCCAACTCACGATCTAACCACCTTTGTTAATTCCTCGTTCGCGTCATAGGTTAATGTCAACGTAGCTACGGTTGTAGAGCCGTCCGAATAATTAACTGCCGTTGTCAAAGCGCTAGTTCCTTGCGATACCGTTAAATATACCTCGCTAAAATCGACCGGCACTAGCTTACCAATGTCAATAACCTTTAGATTCCCGTTTGTGTCAACCAATACAGGATAAGAGGTATTAAGACTAGCGTCCCTTTGCGCGAAGATCGTCGCGGGCTTACTATCTATTTGAGGGCTTACTTCTCTACTAGCCATAAAAAGCTCCTATGCTTGTGGTGTTTCGTTATTATACTTAGACCCTTCCCAAGCGTCGTCTTTAACATACTGTTGAGTGCCGATTTGAGAGTTCTCGGCCATAGCCTTTGGTAAAGATACGCCTTCATACTTCTTAAAAAAAGCTTCTGCTTTAGAAGCTGAATTTAATATCATATAGCTAATATCCGAACAAAGCTTGTCTATCAAGGCTTCTATGAATGAGGACGAATACTTAGTAGGATCGTCAAGAAAATAAACATACCTAATACCTAGGCCCGAAGTATCGGAGATAATTAGTTCGCCTTCCAAGCGCCATTCTGCGTCGTCGTCGTTTGTCCCGAAAATACGGATCACGTCGGCCGGTGTTTGGTAATAGTAAGCTTCATCTGCGAACGACCATTCCGGTTCGTCAGCAGTAGCTACTTGAGAAAGCTCCCGGCGTTTAGTAGCAAAGTTCCATTTATCTTCCGATAAGATAGAACGTAAAGATACCTCGTAAACCCGGTTGACGATTCGGGCATTTTGAGCGCTATCATTTATGCTAGTAATAGGATTAGCTCCGCACAACGTCAAAGCTTTGTTAATCAATTCGATCTTTGATACTGCCATAGTTTACTCCTTTTAAAAGAACCGGGGGGCTTGCGCCCCCCGATAATTTTTTTAAGTGTAGCGAACAATGCTCTTAATTGTGCCACTAGAAGCAGTCCAATTATTAAGCAATAGCGCTATGCTAGTGTTAGTCGCGCCTGTTACCTGTTGCCATGAATCTAAGTTGGTTTGTTCGGGAGTTGTTGCGACCGCAGTTCCACCATAGATAGAACCCGGAAGTTTAACAGTAGTTACAGTCAAGTTGTGAGCCAATTCGTTAGCCGGAATTATAGCGTCTATCGCGGCGTCAGTGCTATAACCCAATGCTAGTGTTTGTGAAGTTTGCGACGCAGTAGTTTCAATTTGAAGATCAATGCCTGTGATTTTTCTGTTAGCAGTAAGCCTAGCTAGAATGATAGTAGTCTTAGTGTCAGTTTGCGCCATAGTGTAGCTATCGATCCAAATTTTCTCAACGGCCTTAATATATCCGTCGCTGATAACGTCGTCGCCACTACCCCCGGCGTCATACTTAGTTACGTTTGCTCCTTTTACTATTGCCCAAGCCATGATACTTCCTCCTGTTTTCCTTCTTAAACCCCCGGTTGCCCGGGGGCAAGTTATTATTAAAAATTAGCCTAAGAGCTTATTCCTTATGTTGCAGTTGCCAAAACTACTCTCTTTTCTTCCAAGCGAACAGTTCCAACGTTTAACTCATAGTAAACTTGCCATGAGTAACTTAAATCAGTTCTCTCGTCGGTGCGAACCAATGGTTGTGATCCCATTGCCAAACAAGCGCCGTATTTGTGAAACGCGATACCGGAGATTGAAAGAGCGTAAGGAGTGTCGGTAGTGTCTAGTTGCCCGATCCGAGTTGACATAATCCAAGTAAATCCCATGAAACTATTGATCTCGCCTCTTACCAATGCTTTTACTGCGTTGTAGTCGGCGCTAGTTAGCTGATCCTGTTGAAGCATATTGCTTAGAGCGGTAGGTGTGATTACAAAGAAGCGATCTTCTTCTTCTACGTCGTTGTCGTCGAAAACCTTTTTAACCGAAGCAATATTGGAAAGGAAAAGTTGCCCGGTGGTTGCAGATACAATGCTTGTCCCCGCGAGAGTTACCGCAGTTGAGCCGGTTTCGCCGGAGTCAGCAGAAGAAACTAAACCATTAAGCACTTGATCGTCAATGGTTCGGCCTAGTGAGCTTGCGGCCGCTATGGTGTAAGCACTTCTTGGATCGGAGATAGCGCGAAGCTCGTCGCCCCTATCTAGTAAACGGTTGTCGTGGAAGTCAAGCATAGTTCCCCTTCTGCGATCCAATGCGGGGTCGTTGTTAGGTGTTTCTACGTTACGGCCACCTTTTGCCGACATACTCCAAGCACCTATTTGATCTTGGAAAAACGTCTTGCCCCGGACGTTAGGTTTTAGATACACTGTGCCAAGCAATTTGGCATACTTCTGTTGGGCTAGTTGCATAATGTTTCTGCTATACGCTTGCGCGAAAATAGCACTTTGGGTATCGGCCATTTGAACCTCCTGTGTTGTTAAAGTCGCTTGGTTTGATTGCCCTCACGGATCAACACTTTTGCAACCTACTTTGCCGGGGCATTTCAGCTTACCCGACTATCTAACTTAGGCAAACTCGGGGCTTATGCTTTTCCTTGCTTGCCTTTCAAAACTATTTCGTGCAACGAATTAACATAGTTAATCGCCGCTTCCCTTTCTTGAACACTAGATTTTTCGTTGTTATATGGGTGTTTCGGATCATTACTTATTTGATTGATCTCTTTTTCCGCGTCGTCCGGCGACAGTGAAAAGCTTTGATACTTAAAATCCCCGATCTTATTCTCGGTAAACTGCTTTCCGATTTGGGCCAAGAATTTAGCCCCGAACGGGTGTGGCGCTAATGTTTCAGTTAGCCACTTATTCATATCGTCATTAGACGCAAACTTATTTATTACCATTTGGCCTACCTCTACGTTGCTATCGTAAGCGTCGCCCCATTCACCGCGTAGCTGATTGATAGTAGACGTTAAGGCTTCTTGACTTGCTTTCATGTGTCCATGATAAGCTTGAGTCATTTGCTCGGTGTAAGCTTGCCATAGGCCTTGGGCCTGTCTAGGTGTTAGCTTATGAGCGTGAACGATCTCGGCAAACTTGTTCTTGTCAAACGCTACTCCGCCCATTTGTTCCGGCAATGAAGCGTCTTTGAGGTCATACTGCGTTGCTTGATCCGGGACGCCTAGAGCTTTGTTCAATCGGTTGTGGCCTTCCACGTCGTCCGGGCCTTTAGGTAAAGGTATCTTCTCATGCCCTAGCATTTTCTCTAGTTCAAGGTGGCTCTTTACTGCATTGACTAACCCTTCCTTGTCGTCCCCGAATTTCTGTATCGTCGGGGAATTAGCCATATCCGGGCCTAGATTCTCTTTCCACTTAAACGTCGCAATAGACGTATCTTGGGCCTGTGTATCTTGGGCCTGTGTATCTTGGGCCTCGACATTGTCCTGTTGGGTGTCTTGGTTATCCATTTCAAATCCTCCTATGTTTTACTAGGCCTTCCTGTTTGAAGCGACTGCCCGGTCTTGGCCTGTGCGATCCGGGCCGCTTTGCCCTTGCTCATACCCTTTTGCAAGAGCTTCTCATATAAGTTATGCACTTTAGTTCCTTTAGGCATATTTCTTCCTCAACACGCTTTTTGATATAATAGCCTTCTTAACCTTCTTATCTTTGCCTTCGCGTTTTATCTCTTTTGTTTGATTAGCCATTCTCTTTCCTCTTTGCCATATCAGTTATAGCCGTTGCGTCGAATTTAAGGATCGTCTTAATCGTTGCCAAGACTTCACGCCTACCTACGGCCACTTGGGTTAATTGTTCGTTACCCGGAATTATCGGTGATTGATACCACCCGCAAGACAATTCCAAAAACTCCATTATATTCTTACCGGCTTCACTCTCAAATACTGCGCGCATATTAGACTTTAGCCCTTTAACATAGCCAATATCTTTTAGATCAACCATATTTTATAACCCTCCAATCTTCACCCTCGACTATTAAACCTTCCTTAAAAAACTCCCTTATTGCTTGGCTTACTCCTTCCCGGCCCGCGTCATGGCCGCCTATTGTGCCGCCCTGTTTTAGCCTAAGGAAAAACTCCGCGTGGGGTAGCTTATTCATCATATCCAAAGCATTATTCCCGGAGCTTACTCCTACCTCGGCTACTTTGATACCTTCCATGAATCTTAAAAAGCTAGACCTCATTCAATTACCTCGTAGGTTTGATCGAATATATCCGGCTTGCAAGGATAAACCTTACCCTTGGCGTCCTTTATGATATAGTCGCTAACGTCGGCTTCTATTGTGCCTTCCGAGGTTTTAATACTCATTTGATTGGTGGCCTTATCATTTCCCGCCTCTCTCACCGACCCAATAAATCCAACAATCTCCATTATGTTACCGCCGGTGTATCTTACTGCTTCGACTATTACCGACTTTCTCCGATACTTCCTAATCATTCGTAAGTTCCCCTTGCTTTCGGGCTAGCGGTTGATTCAGCTAGAGCCTTCTCCGCTTCTGCCCCTGTCTTAGCGATCTGTGCGGCCGCTCCGGCAACCTCAATCTTTTGTGCCGCCGCCGCTTGTTCTGCTTTGGCTTCTCTTATCTGTTGCACTTCTAAGTCGTCCCGTAGCACTTCGGCCGGTGCGCCTAGAATATCCCATGTTTCGTCTACCGCTTGATCCGGGTCTATCTTATCCAATACCTCGGGGTTAAACTGCGACATTTGACCCACTACGGTTAGAGCGCTCATAAGTGAATTAAGCTGACTACGCTTCTGCGCTTGAGCTAGAGCCGAGATATAATCGATCTCATAGCTAGGGTCTTGCATTAACTCGTCCGGTGGTTGTGGTAGCTTGCCACGCCGGGCCAAGATACCTATTGTTCGGATCACTATTGGATTCAATACCTCGGTCGTGAAACGTCCCACTGCCGGGCCTAACATAGACATTTTCTCGTTGATCCTCTCGTAGACCTCGGGGTTATTCATCTGCTTGTCCAATCCTTGGAAGGCTAGGAATACGTCGTTATACATTAAAGCCTTAACTTGCGTGGCGTAATACTCTACTGCCGCAAGGCCCACGTCCGGCTTACCATAGTTGCCAATAGGGAAAATAGACTTACCGCCGTCAACGATATTGGCCTTGTAATAATTCATTGCCCGGGGATTCCCATTCCAAGGCATAATGAAGGCATTATTTGGCGAAGCGATCGGCGGATCGGTGTGTTTCATCATCGACCGGAGATTAGTCTTAGCCGCCGCGTTTAATATCCGGGCAAACGGTAGAGCCTTCATAGCCGGGCCATATCCCCAAACGATAAAGGGTCGCTTGTCAAATCTATGGGCCATTGCCGGAAACTCATTGTAGCCGCCTTCGTCCATAAGACGCTTATTGGCTAGATCAATCCATAAGGCTTGGATCGGGAGATTCTCACTATCGCTCTTTTCGATCTCTCGAATATCTCTTTTAGCAATGTAGAGAAGAAACTTATACTTCTTATCAGTGTCGCGCTTGCCGACTTCTTCCTTCATTGCTTGAGATAACTTCTCTACGCCCCACCGGGTAGCCGCTTGGTGAGCCGTATATTCAAACTCTATGTAAAACTCCGTTACTCTACCCCGGCCGTCCTCGATCAATACCACTTGCTTGACCGGTAGGCAATAGAAACGGACGTCAGTTTGCAAATCTTCTTCCTCTAGGAGAATAGACGTTCCGAACACGCCGCTTGACTTGTAAGTAGGAAATGCGCTTTGGTAGAAATTGGAGTTATTCAAGGCGTGATTGACTTCCTCGGCCACTCCTTCTAGGTAATGGACAAC